ATTTGTAAAAGGTGTACAAGTTTACACTTCAACAACTGCTGCTACAGGAGCAAATACTTGGTTAGAAAAAAAGGATGAATCTTTTTTACAAGAATATGTACCTTCTACAGAATCAACTAAAAGAGGTGTACCAAAATACTACGCTATGTTTGGCGGAGCAACAGGTATAACAGACACAACTTCTGGAACACTACTTTTGTCCCCAACTCCAGATAATACATATGAGTTTAAAATTCATTATGAGACTATTCCAACAGGATTATCAGGGTCAAATACTACAACTTATGTAAGTCAATACTTTGGAAATGGGTTATTATATGCATGTTTATGTGAAGCATATGGGTATCTAAAAGGCCCTTTAGATATGTTGACACTTTATGAAAATAAGTATAAACAAGAACTAGACAAGTTTGGTATGGAACAACTTGGCAGACGTAAACGAGATGATTATACGGATGGCACAGTTAGAATAACTATACCTTCAACGTCACCTTAAAAATAGGAGTTAAATTATGGCAATATCATCAGCAATATGTTCTAGTTTCAAACAAGAACTTTTACAAGGTCATCACGATTTCGATGCTAACGCATCAGGCGGAGATACTTTTAAAATAGCATTATATCAATCAGATGCTAGTTTAGGCGCAACAACTACTGACTATTCAACTTCTGAAGAAATTTCAAACACATCAGGATCTGCTTACACAGCAGGTGGTGCTACATTAACAAACACTGGAGTTGGTTTAACTTCAACAACTGCATTCACAGATTTTTCTGATGTTTCTTTTACATCAGCAACTTTCACAGCTAACGGCGCATTAATTTACAACACACAAACAAACGGTGGTTCAAACACTACTGATGCTGTTTGTGTAATTGCTTTTGGCTCTGATAAAACTGCAACTAACGGAACTTTTCAAATTCAATTCCCTGCAAACGATTCCTCAAACGCAATCATAAGATTAGCATAGGAGTAAAGAATGGCTGGATGGGGTAGACTTACCTGGGGCCAAGCTTACTGGGGTGAGGATCAATCTCTTGCTACAGGCTGGGGTGCTAAATCTTGGGGTGACGGAGAATGGGGAAATCTTGCAGATGAAACTGTAAGTCTTACAGGTCTTTCAATTACATCTAATATTGGTTCAGTTACTTTTTCTATTAATGGAGCAGTTACATTATCAGGATTACAATCTTCATTTACATTAGGATCAATTACAAATACTATTGATGTAGTTGTTGCACCAAATGGTTTTGAAATTAATGATATAAGAGGAACAGCTACTGTAGATGTTTCTGTTACACCTGCGTTTACAGGAAATTCTATTACATCAGCTATTGGTGTTGTTGATCCTATAGATCAATCAGTAGGATTAACAAGTCAAATTATTACATCACAACAAGGTACAGCGGTATCAACAAACGAAGATGTATCTGTAACTGGAAATGCTATTACATCTGCATTAGGAACACCTATTTCTTTTGTTGGAACATTAGTTTTACCAACAGGATTTGAGATGACTTCAGCACAAGGTTCTGTAGTCCTTCCAAATGATGCAGTTGCTCCAACAGGTTTTCAAGTTAATACTGCTTTAGGAACACCAGCAAACACTGGATCAGTGAATGTTGTACCAACAGGTTTATCTTTTAATGCTTCTGTTGGAACAATAGATCCTATAGATCAATCTGTTGGATTAACTGGTTTATCTTTTAATGCTTCTGTTGGAACAATAGATCCTAAAGATCAAGTAGTTGGTTTAACTGGTTTATCAATAACTTCTACACTAGGAGCACCTTTTATTATTCATTATCAAGATGTTGACACAGGCAGTAATACGAATTATAGTAATGTTTCAACGGGCTCAAATACTAGCTATTCGAGTGTTGCAACTGGATCAAATACAAGTTATAACGACGTAGAGGCAGCATAGGAAAATTATGGCATCAACATATACACCACTTGGTATAGAAAAAATGGCTACTGGCGAAAATGCCGGTACATGGGGAACAAAAACAAACGCTAACTTAGATCTTATAGAACAGGTTCTTGGCGGATATAAAGCAGTATCAATTGCTTCAGGTGCAACTACTACACTAACTGTTGCAGATGGTGCATTAACTGGAACAGCTCAAGCTAGAATGATTGAGTTTACAGGTACTATTAGTGAAAATAAAACTGTTACAATTCCTTTAGACGTAGAAAATTTTTACATTTTAAAAAATACAACATCAGGTGCTTACACAGTTACATTTAAATACGCATCAGGATCTGGTGACACCTTTGTTTTTGCAACAACTAATAAAGGAACAGCAATTCTTTTTGCAACAGCAAATGATGGAACGAATCCTGATATCATTCAAATTCAGACAGGTGGAGATGTCGTAGATGATACAACACCTCAACTAGGTGGTAATTTAGATACAAACGATAAACAAATTATTACAGTTTCAAACAGAGATTTAAATTTATATCCAAACGGTACAGGTGCTGTTGAAGTAGGTGGTAACACAAATCCAGGTACTATTATTCTTAACTGCGAGTCCAACTCCCACGGAATTAAACTTCAAAGTCCGGCCCACTCAGCTGGTCAATCATACACATTAAAGTTCCCTACAGGAAATGTTACAGCAGATAGATTTTTAAAAGTTGCATCAATTACTGGTTCAGGAACAACAGGTGTTGGTCAATTATCTTTTGCTGAAGTATCAGGTGGTACAGCTTACCAAGCAGTTAAAACTGCTAACTTTACTGCAGTAGCAGGACAAGGTTATTTTGTTAACACAACAGTTGCTGCAAGAACAGCAACATTACCAGCAGGAACGTTAGGTGATGAAATTACATTTATTGATTATGCTGGAACATTTGATACAAACAATTTAACGGTTGCACCAAATGGTTCAGAAAAAATAATGGGAACTGCAGCAAGCTTAACTGTAAGCATAGAAAGAGCTGGTTTAACTCTAGTATATACTGATGGTACACAAGGTTGGCTGCTAAAGGATAAATAATCCAATGGCTAATTATAAAGATATAAATGGTTTTCCAGTGCAAAACCTATCATCAGATTCTTCAAATGTAGGACAAATTTATTACAATTCAACATCAGGATCTTTTAAAGCCGTTTCAGATGGCGGAGCGCCTATTGGATCTTGGTCATCAGGTGGTGCTTTAAACACAGCTAGGACAGCAGGGGGTCTTGCTGGAAGTTTAACAGCAGGATTATATTTTGGTGGTAACACACCTCCTAGTACACAATTAACAGAAGAATATAATGGTACAGCTTGGGCAAATGGTAATAATATGGTCGAAGCAGCAAGAGATAACATGTATGGTTTTGGAACACAAACTTCAGCACTTTCAGCTGGAGGTACAGTAGGAGCAACTGGTAATAAATCAAAATTAGTTGAATATTATAATGGAACAAGTTGGACTGCTGGAACAGATATTAATCAAACTAGAGCGGCTGGAGGTTCAGCAGGCTCATCACAAACTTCAGGAATTATATTTGGAGGTAAGGATGCAAGTGGTCCAGGAAATACAGATAACGCAGACACAGAATATTGGAACGGATCTACTTGGGCACAATTAGCTGATTTAAATACAGCAGGCGCATATATGGCAGGAGGTGGAACATACAACTCTGCTTTATGTAGTGTTGGTGGAAATAGACCAGCGCAAAATGAAAGTTGGAATGGAAGTTCTTGGAGTGAAATTTCTGAACAAAATACTTTTAGAGATCAAAGCGGTGGTGCAGCAGATAGTAATACATCAGGTTTAATTTATGCAGGAGAAGCACCCCCTGTAACAGCTAAAACAGAAGCTTGGAATGGAACTACATGGACAGAAGTTGGAGATATGGGAACTGCTAGATCAATAGGCTCTGGTGGAAGTGGTGGTCAATCAGGAGGAGCTTCAAGTGCTTTAGGAGTTGGTGGACAAATAGCTCCAGGCGCAAGATCAGCATTAACTGAAGAATGGACCGCAGCAGCATTTGAAGTTAAGACTTTAACAACAAGTTAAAATGAGTTATAAACAAACAAAAGGAGAAAACTATGGCATATAAATATTGTACAGCGACTAACTGGGGAAAAAACTTTTTCACTCACGAAGAGAGAAAACAGTTTCACCTATCTGGTCATGCTGGAGATGTTTGGGTTGTAGGCGATAATCTTTACGGCGATCAATGGATTGGAAAAGTTTCAGGTGCTATCAAAAGCAAAACTGAAGCTCAAGCTATTGTAACTGCAGAGATCGAAGCAGCACAAGCAGCTTACGATGCATTATCAGCTGAAGAGCAGTCACGACAATCTAGACCAGCTATTTACAACTTACCATAGTAGTTAAACTCTATGAGTAAATATAAAGAAATTAAAGGATTTAAAGTTCAGACTTTAGCAAGCGATACAGCTGCGCCCGCCAGAAATTTAGGACAAGTTTATTTTAACTCTGGATCAAATGCTTTTAAAGTTACACAACAATTAGCACCAACTGGCACATGGTCATCTGGTGGTGCTTTAAATACAGCAAGATATTCAGCTGGTGGTTCAGGTACGCAAACCGCAGGTTTAATGGCTGGTGGTACACCACCAGGAACTTTAGATAACTCAGAGGAATATAATGGAACGTCTTGGGCTGAGGGTAATAATTTAGTTACAGGTACACAATGGTTTTCTATGACAGGAACACAAACAGCAACTATTGGAGCAGGTGGTTTTACACCAAGTATAACAACAAACGCACAAGCCTAT